CCGCTATTCACTTAGGATTGCCGGACGATACGAAACTTACAAGGTTTGAGTCTGTAATGGCTTGGCTCGCAGGTGACCTGCCTATTTCCCCACATAATTGATTCTCTTCACACATAAAAATCATTTACTTTGTATCTGAATAGCGCTTTTACTGATGTACTCTGCTATTTCGGCATCTAGCTTTTTTACATCGCTCATTAGTCTTTCTCGCTTACCGTGTAAAACAGGGAGATAATCTATGCACTGCAACTTGCCCCTCATCCACTTTGCGATATCTTCGTTAGTGAAACCATCTGGCGCAATGATTATTGGTTCAGTTGTCATGAGTATTTCCCGCAATTCAATTCATTTTTCATCAACGGTTGTTATCTTATAGATTTAGTATATGTATAACACGCAAATGCGTCAAGCGCATATATTATTTTTATCAAAATAGAACGGACGGGTTTTATCCGTTTGACTTTTTATTTATGTCTTTAAAAATCTCAGATTGGAATGCAGATCACTTCTTTGGAGGGGAGAGGGCACAAAAAAGCCCTCGCGAGGAGGGCTGGGGCTAATGTTTGTTGGGAAGCTCTGGTTTTCTTACTGCTTCTAATAGGCTATCTATGTTGTTAAATTTCTTGCGCTTTAGATAATCCTCTAACTTATCCATTGCGTAATTGTTATATAACCATTTTCTAAATTCACCTAAAGCCTCTATAGGGTAAACCCATGGCTTAACAAATGAGTTTGCTTTTGATTGTCGATAGCTGTCTGGAAATGTATGGCTAAACTTAATTCTTTCTCCATACTCATCAAACAATTTGTTCTCATTCCAATATTTACCCCAATGTTGTCCAACGCTACCATCTGGCATTGTGGTGTCGTTAATTGGGAACCCTTTATTTATTAGATGAATTACTATGTCTGCGCATTCCCTGAAAACAGAAAAGTAATTTACTGGAATCTGGTCATTCATCATGACTCGATCTCGATAGTTGTTGAATGAAATATCAATAGAGCTACTTGGTTTGTAGTTCGATTTTTCATAAATCATTCTTTTTAAAGTATATTCAGCTAACCTGACAAAGTTATCAATTGCTATGCTGTTATCAAAATTTGAAGCATCGAAGGCATAATAACGTAGTACCGCCATACATACGTAGTCAGGGTAAGCGTGGGTCTCTATACCTGATGAGTTTACAACTCTAGTATAAAGCCTATCTACATTTTCATATCCTCTGGAAGTTAAATATGATGATACTTTTTGACCTCTTGGTTTATATTTTTCGGTTTCCCAATTTGATGTAAATACCCTAAGTGGAGTGTCATCAATACCACATAATTTAGCTAATCCATATAATGTCAGGTACGGAGTCCCATCATTCAAAACCCCCATAGGGATATCGTCAGCAATCACCTCTGCAACAGGAAATAATCGCATCTGCTGTAGGGATCCATCGTTATTGTTTTTAGACATAAGCTATTGTTTTCCTTTAGTTATTAACACAGATCGTTATTCCCTGATTGTTTGATTATTATTATGTTTAAAACCACACCCTAAAACGTGTCGTCAGGCCATTGTGACTAGTCAATCAATGGTGGAACAAGGGTTAGTTTTGTTTCACTTTCGCATTTATCAATATATTTTGTAGGCTTAACGATAGCTGATACATAATGCATAGTATCAACTTGGCCTGGAGATAAAGTTATTGGCTTATGTGAGTTATTGATGCTGGTAAACTGGTAGTCACCATCTCTTGTCTTGTTGAAGATCTTAATCATATTGTGTCCTTCAACGGTGCGAACAAATACTTCATCACCAGATCTGACATTGGTGTTTGGTTCAACGACAACAAATTCACCAGATTGAATGCGTGGCCACATACTGTCGCCTTTAACTTTTAGGCCGTATGCATCAGCATCGTCACTATATATTTTTAGCCAGCCGTTGTGGTCCTCAATCATATCAACAGCGCCATCAACACCCAAGAACGCCTCACCTCGAACTTGAACTAAACCAGAAGGTATCTTACCAATCAGTTCTATTCTATCTGGCTCTGGTGAATTTTCAGTAAATAAATCAGCAACAGATACGCCTAGTGCTTCAGCTATCTTTACTAAAGTGTTTTCTGTGTAGCCTTGTATATTTCTTTCAAGGCGAGAAATGTTACCCACATCGCTATTAATAGCGGTGGCCAGCTGAAGGATTGTTAATCCTTTTTTCTTTCTTAGTTCTCTAATTCTTGTTCCTATTTTCATTCCTCAATTCAACTTTATTTATGCGTACAACACAAAGCGTGTTGCGCATATTTGATTCTATGATAATATGCGTATAACGCATTTAAGGGGGCTATATGCAAACACCATTAAGGAAAATTCGGGTAGAGCTAAACCTAACAATTTCAGAAGTGGCTAATGCCATTAATTGTGATGTAGGAAATCTTTCACGATTAGAAAGAGGTATTCAAACAGCTTCTTTGGAACTGGCTGAAAAATTAACAGCTTTTTATCGAGGAAAAATAACTGAGTTAGAGATCTTATACCCACATCGTTATCAGCAACAAAATAGCAAAACAGTTTAAAGCAGTTAACTACAAGAACTTATCAATGGTGGTAGGAAATGAGTAACCAATCAATAAAACAAGTAGTGAAAGAGATGTGTGAGGCAACAGCTGGTGGGCGTGAAGCGATGGCTGGGGCGTTGGGTTTATCTCTGACTTCATTCAATAACAAACTGTACGAGAAAAACGGCTGTCGTTCGTTTGATTTAAACGAATTATTAGCGATGCAAGATATTTCTCAGACCGTTTTATTTGCTGAATTTGTCGCTCGTGAATCAAATCGCTTACTCGTGGACAGAATTAGCCCTGCTGATTTAGATCAGACAGAACTATTCACATTACGTAGCAATGTTGACGAAATGCAAGGGCATTTAGCGTTACTGATGAAAAATAGTTTGGCTGATGGTGTTATTGATAACGAAGAAGAGCAGAAAATAAAAATGATGCTGGATGGATTAATTTCGCAGATCCGCACATTTATGAATGCGTTTGTTTCGTTACATCAAAAGAGAAATTAAAAATGGCTATATCCAGAAAGGGTGAAGCCAACGATGTACGGTCGCTGGCTTCGGTTTGCCAATTTCAATTATGTGAAGAGAAATTAGCATGAGTAGATTAGCGCATTTAGTACCTAAAAAGCAATTCCGATGTTTACCTGTCTCAGGTCGTCAGTCATTCCGCTATGTAGAAATCATAGTCTCTGACGAACAACCAGACAACTACAAGAAATCTGCATGTTTGGTAGATAGACAGTCTCTTAAAAAGGTATGGGCTGATTTTTATTTTTCAAGTGGAGAGCGGGACAATGAGCAATGAGAACCCAAACCAACTTGATCGCTACTATAAAAATCACCGAGGTATCGTTGTTCATGTTGTTCGTTATGACAGAGAAAAACAGCGCGTTATTTTTATGCTTGATGGTTGTGACGACCCCAGTGTGAACCTGTACAGCGTTTTAAAGAGAAGTACACACGTATTAAGTAATGAGGTGGCAAGATGAGTTTATTATTACTAAAAAGTCGCCCTTTAGTCGTTATTCCTGAATTAGCGGTACGTCTTGGTTTAAATGAGGCGATGCTGTTACAGCAAATTCAATATTGGCTAACTGAAACTACTTCAGGTGTTGAATATGACGGTTCACGCTGGATTTATAACACAGTTGAAGAGTGGAAGAATCAATTTCCTTTTTTCTCTGAATCAACGATTAAACGTGCTTTTACTAATTTGAAAAAGCAGGGTGTTTTACGCATCGAGCAAATCAATAAATCGAACCATGACCGCACTAATTATTATGCGATTAACTACGATCACCACTTGCTGACCGATGAGGTCAATATGACCCAATCGAATGGTGATAATTTATCTGATCGAACAGTTCAAAATGACCTTATCGATAAGCGCAAATTGAAACCATCAAACAGTGCAAAATGCGCTGTTCTGAACGGGTCAAAATGGCCTGATCTTACAGAGAATACAACAGAGATTACTTCAGAGAGTACAACAGAAACAGATCATTCGTCGCAGAATTCTGACGAATCCAGCGACCAGCCGAAAAATGATTTTTTAACTCG